CCTTGAATGTAATGGTTTGATAATCTTATCTTTGAAGTTACATGTTAGAATGAAACCGCAGTTAGCAGAAAACTCTTCCATAAACCCACGCAAAGCAGGTTGTAATGAAGTAGGATTCAAACCGTCAGCCTCATCTAACAACACAAACTTCCTACCACCAGTGAACGATACAGAACTAGCAAAACTTTTGATAGTGTTTCTCAAGGTATCAATATTTCTACCTTCAAGTGAACCGTTGATCTCTATATAGTCACAACCAAGAGTTTCTAAAACTGCCTTTGCAACGGTCGTCTTACCTGTCCCAGCAGTTCCATAGAGAAGGAGATTCGGTACATCCCCTTTCTCTATAAAATTCAAAAATCTATCTTTGAGTTCATCTATGATAATACACTCATCAACCGTCTTTGGTCGATACTTCTGTGCCCAGATATACTCTTCTCCAATATTCATAAGTACTCCTTAGGAATTAAATTTAGAACCAGTTTCTGTAGATATCCAATATGTCCTGTTAGAGTTTGAAGATGTGAACTGTGAAATACAATGAGATGAAATCACAACATTATAGTCATCGTGTAAAAGTTTAATATTCTCCATTAAAAAGATAAAAGAGAACTCGTGAGATGTATCCCCTACAACGATTCTAAAGCGATTACTATTAGCGTCACTGGGCTTACCTAGTTCAACAGTAATAACACCGTCGGAACCGTTTACAAATAGATACTGCAAGCCCATAACTGAACTAGCTTTCTGTAATTTAGATAGCGTATCTGCTTCAAGAGTAAAAGAAACATCCTCGGACGGTAAAGTTATATGATTTTTAGGTGGAACTTTTATCAAGTTTCTACTAGCAAAAGTGTACTTAACGGTAGTTCCTGTATTCTCTCCATCACGAATAGTCATGTAACCTTCGGATGAATTAATATCCAAATGAGGATTAGCGAATAAAGAAAGTGTACCTAAAAGATTATTAAGATCATAAATTCCAAACTCAGCTGGAAGATCTTCTGAAATCTTAGCAGTACACAAAACATTATTACTACTATTAATAGTGGATAGAGTATTACCAGACGTAAATAAGAGGGACTGATTAATACTAGCAAGGTTTTTCAAGGTTCTCAAAGTATCCTCGGATACGGAAATAGCACTCATAATATATTCTCCTAGTTAAGTGTTATATATTCATTATAACCTATTTTAAATAAATAGTCAATACTTTTTTTAAAATTATTTTTTATGGGAAAAGTTTCCAATTTTTTCAAATTTAATTTGTTTGTCAAATTTATCCGCTAATAAATCTGTCTTGTGTGATATAACGAAAGTGTTCAACCCTTTACCTTCTAAGGAGTTCATAACTTTCATAAAGTTTTCCGTCCCTTCAGCGTCTAGTGAAGAATCAAACACTTCATCTAATATTAGTAAATTAGTGTTAACGGAGTTCTTCATTCTAGCAACTTCTCTCCAAGTGAAAAGTATTGCTAAATCTATTCTTTGTTTTTCACCTTCTGAAAATGAATCATATGAAAACTCATCCCTATGTCTAGATTTTATAACTTCACTAAAGTTTTCGTCTAGATTAAAATTTGCAAAGAAATCAAAATCATTTAAATATCCATTAATAAGTTTATTCATAATGGGAAGATATTGTTTTATAATTCTGGTTTTAATTCCAGTATCTTTTAACAACATTCCGCATATATTGTATATTTGATTTCTTTCTAATAATTCATTTTTACTTTGATTAGATTCTTCAAGCTGCTCTTTCATTTTATTTAAAGATTCATATTCTCCGTCAATAATATCATTCTTACTTTTTAGGAACTCAATCTCTTTCTCATACTTTTCAATACTCTTATTTTGAAAACCGATCTCCTGATTTAAATTTAATATTTCAGTATTAATTTTATTTACAGTATCGACTTTATCTTGTTCCGCTTTTATAGAATCATTAACGCTTGAAATCATTTTCTGTATATCAACAAAAGCAGAATCCAAATCAGATATTTTTTTCTGATTATTTGATATAATTTCAGTTGAAAGTTTTTCATCAATATCTTGATGACACGTATTACAGTGATCATTCTCTGTAAAAAACTTATTTTCTTTCTTGAGTCTATCTTTATTATTTTTCATTTTTTTGAAAATATCAACTCTTTCCTCAAGGTCAGAATTTAGTTTACAGATGTCACCGATACTTATTGAATCAATCTCTTTCATCTTTGTATCAATTTGAAGCTGTAAATCGCATATAGTATTTTTACAATCTTGAATATTATTTCTGATTGATTCAACCCTATCTTGCTTTGAGCCTTTCAACTTTTCAATATATTCCTCTTTCATCTCAATACCAGATTGTAAAGATTTTATATCATAATCGTTCTGAGACATATCCGTTTTTAGTACGGATGACCTTTCTTTAAGAAGGGTATTCATAATACTGAATATATCAATATCTAAAATATCTTCAATCACATCTCTTCTATTATTACTTGAGAGTTTCATAAAGGGCGTGAAACCAGAGGAACCTAAAATTACTATTTGTGTGAATGATTTATAATTCATCTTGAGAATAGTTTTTTCAAGTTTTTTCTGAAAATCTCTAGCATCAGCTGACTGATTAATAAACTCATCGTTCAGATATATTTCAAAGATATTAGGTTTGATACCTCTTCTAACCATATAATCTTTTGAACCTATAGAGAATTCAATCTCAACTACCGTACCCTTTTCATTTATAGAATTTATCATCTGATTCTTATTGATATTTCTGAATGCTTTACCAAATAAACCAAAACAAATAGCATCTAAGAATGTTGACTTCCCTCCACCATTCTTACCCATAATCAAAGTAGATGGACTGTTATCCAAAACTATTTCATTAAAGTAATTTCCAGTGGAAAGAAAATTTTTATACCGAACTTTTGTAAAAATTATCATAATACCCTATTGTAAATCAATTGCTTCTCTATGTAAAGACATTAGAACTTCTTTTAACCTGTCAAGATTAATATTATTAACATCTAATCCATCAACATATTTGTTAAGAGTTGTTAAAGTATCTTCAGCCTCATTTACAATCTCCTCTTCCTCAACAGATAGATTCAAGTCTTCAATAATAGATAAGTCAAAAGGTTCTTGTAGTTGAATAGAGTCGATAAACTTATCAAAGAGATAAGGATTATTTTTTGCTTCAACTAAAACCTTTATATAACTATTTTTACAAAAACTAAAATCTTTAGTTATCTTTTCAAGCGTATCAACCCCTGTATCATTGTAAATAATCTTATGAAATATTTTATGAGGGTTTTGATAGTACTCTAAATCTAAAGTGTTTGTATCAAAAATATGAAAACCTCTCGGATCATTATAATCTGACCAAGTAATTTCATAAGTACTCCCCAAATAAGCAACATTCCCTACGGTAGATTTGTGGTGATAATGTCCTGTCATGACAAGATCATAACCATCAAAAACATTATGACTCATTCCATGATAACAAACCGAGTTTCTATACATCTTGAAACCGGAAAGTTCTAAGTGTCCCATAACAACTGAAGCTGCCTTTGAATCAATCAGTTCCATGGACTTTTCTCCATTCTCTCGGTTAATCCAAGGGAGGAATAAAATCTTAGTTTTTCCAAATTTAACTATCTCAGGTTCTTCATAGATTTTAACTTTCTTATATCTATTACCTAAAATCTCTTTGGGTGCGTTTACTCGGTTTGTATCCTTGTAGTAGACATCATGATTTCCCACAATTATATGAAGTTCTACCCCGTTTTTCTCAAACCATTCAATAAATCTTTCCCTAAAAGAATTTAAGGTTTTAATATTAGCAAATTTTCTTCTATCAAAGATATCACCGAGATGAATCACTTTTTTGATTTTCTTCTTTAAAACTGTTGGGAAAAACTCTTCCTCCCAGAACTTGAAGAAATAATCATTGAAAATTTGACTATCGTTTCTACCACCGAAATGCGTGTCGGTGATTAAAGCCAATTTCATTATAATAAATCCTTTATTTCAAAACCATAATAGTCATACTTTACACCATCATTGTTTACATTTGAAAAGAGTAAAATATATTCATTCATACAGTTACAGCCACCGTCTTTACAATCTTTCTTATGTTTATCATTGTGAACATCATCTGCCATCTGAGCCTTTTGGATTTTTAATTTCCTTTGATCTTTCGTTTCTTCTTCAAGATTCAAAGGAGTAGCGTCCTGATAAGGTCTACCGTTAGCATCAAAATCTTCTAAATTGTAAAAAACACCTTCATACTCTCGAATTTTCATTATACCCTCCAAGGTCATTCGTCGTCAAGAAATAATTTAAGATCATTATTTTTATTAGTCTTCGGTTTTTTCTTTTTCTCATTTTTGATTCTTCTGGACTCTTCATAATCTTTTATGAATTGAAAAAAGTTATCGTACATATTCTCACCATCAACTGAAAAGTTTGAGGTGTCAAAATGATTTAAATTTCCAATAGAATCGTGCCTATGTAGCTCATTTTCCATAGCTTTTAATTTAATGTAAGTATACTTTTTTTCTTTCTCTATCCTTCTTATAAAAGAATAAGTTATAACCGTTGTAAAGTAAGAGAAAGGATTCTTTGATTTATCTGGATTAAAATTTTTAATATACCTTAAACAATTTTCAACACCATCAAGTATCATATCTTCCTTAAAAGTATAATTAGCAAAATTAGGTTTAGTTGCAATCCTTTGAGCAATCTTAAAAAAACACTCACCTATATATTCAGGGACTCTAGGTAAATCTAATTCCATTTCTTCTGCAACTTTACACTGATTAATATAAATACGTATTGATTCATAAAATTCTTTATTATTCACATAATGAATTTTATCTTTAGGTTTTATTTTTTTAGTCATTTTTTATTTCCTTTTATATATTATAATATATTATATGATATAAGTCAATAGAAATTAGAAATAAAATTTATTTATTTCTCGGCGAACGTGACGTTTACCATTTCAATATCGAAGTTTTCTTTGTAGTAAATCTTGAGTCTTTCGTTACCATGTTTTACCATATAATTTGATTTTCTCTTTGTACAAAAGTTATCGCATATATCAAATAAAACGCAACCATCTTTATTATCTCCAAGCCTCAAACCTCTACCGATAGATTGAAGTGATCTAACTTTTGATTTAGTCGGGGAAGCATAGATAACATTATGTAAATTTTTTATATTAACTCCTGTTGAGAATGTACCATAAGAAGCTACAATCAAGCAATTATCTTTCTTTTCAACATCTTTTCTTATTTCCTCCCTTATATCAGCATTCACTCCACCATGAATAAAAAACGTTTCTTTACCTTTAATCTCACTAAGAATATCTGATAATAAACTTCCATGCTTCTCTACATAAGTATATAATATTAGAGTATTACCTGTCAAATGTTTACATAAATTTTTTATAAATTTATTTCTTTTTTCGTGATCTAATATATAATTAATCTCATCCGTATAATCCATCTTACAAACTTCTTTACACTCTTGATCTGGATACTTTAGCGTTATATACTTTATTCTGAAAGAGGATAGGTGATTACTATCTATCAGAGTTTTCGTCGTAACATGCCTCCTAGCGTCTCCAAACAGCCCGAAAAGAGTTAATTCATTCAAGTTAATATCATCTAAGGTTCCAGTTGTACCGAAACGATATTCAGCGTTTTTAGCCTTCTCAAGAATAGAAATAAGAGATGTTGCTTTTGCTAAATGACATTCGTCTGATATGATACCTTTGAAGACCGAAAATTTAGATGGAGGTAATTTATAGATTGATTGCCAAGTGGTTATAATAATATTAGATTCAAAAGATTTATCTTGTCCCGAATATATCTTATGACAAAATTTTTCAACATTCCATGAATTTTTACTTGAATATTCCTCAAAATCGTAGTATATTTGATTAACTAGATGTACATTAGGTACAACTAACATGAGTTTATCATTTGGATACTCAGAAAGGAACCAACGAATGAACATATAAATAATAAGTGACTTTCCGGAACCAGTAGGACTTAATACAACCATTCTTTTATTTTTAACCATATCATAGAGAGATTTAAATTGATAATCTCTAGGATTGAAAGGTAGATTTAATGTTTTAACCCAATCTTCAAGATCAGATTTTGTTATAGAATTTAAAGTAAAATCATCTACATTTTCAAAGACAACTTTATAATTTAGGGACTTACATACTTCTAACACTCTTGGTAATAACCCCACATATATTCTTCCCGTGAGTAAGTTTAGGAGTCGTATTTTACCATCCCACATTCCTATTTTATATCGTTGCATGAACTTGTAATTATCAGCAAAGAAAGTAAAGTGTTCAGAGATATCACGCATGACTCCTTGGTCAGCTTCTATCTTCATGAATGCTTCGTTTAATTTTCTAATTTTTACTTTTTCCATATATTAGATAATACCAGACTCCCATTTAACAAGTTCTATTTCATTTTTGATTTGAAATCCTCTGTTCATAATGAGTCTTAAAATTTGTTCTAACAGATTTACTTTGATATTAGAAACTTCGATTTGCTTTTCTATATCGCAAAAAGATTCGTGTGATTCAATATACATGTCTAAATCTGACTTAAGTACTTTTACACCATATGGTATCCAGCCATATTTGTCTAAAGTTGTTTTATCAAGAGTTCCAGAAAAATAAGACCTTAAAGTCATGTAAAGTCTTCTTTTTTTTAAGTCAAGATTTTTTCTGAATATTCTTTCGGTATTATATACTGTCATATATCTACCGTGTAGGTTTGGGATATCAAGATTGTGTTCTGATAATTTATCACGGAACATCTTTCTATCTATCTCCCACATTTTTTCTATTTCTTCCAATGAAATAGATTCCCGCATAGAGACTCCTTTAAATAGTTTTGTCGAATGTGATTGTATTAAATTTAAAAGTGGCTGTAGCAACGACTATATCATGATCGGAAGTTGTATCAAATGTGAAAGAGGAAAGTCCTATAGGAAATATTTTATCGAATCTGACTTTCAATGTAGTATTTTTATTATTGGAAGTTATCATTAAAGTGCAATGATCTAAATCATCTGGAGATTGATATTCTTCTAATTTTTTTGGGGTTCCAGTTTTAACTAACCAATCATATATTTCTCTATAATTTGAAAAATCTTCATTTATAGCAAAGGTTATAGATAAATCATCATATTCTATTAATGAACCGTGAATATCAATACCTTTTAAGTATGAAGGCTGTTTTAATGGTGGAACTGTAACTCCTGGAAATTCAAACGATTGTATGAAATATTCCATATTTGGAAAATTAGAAAATACAGCTGTAAAATTATCTTTCGAAAGAAAGTTTCTATCAACTGGTTGTCTATCAATGTAGCTCATAATATAATCCTCTATTATATTTATAATACAAAAAAACCCTCTCCGAAGAGAAGGTTTTTTTATTTATACTGTATTATATTTATTATAATAAGTTACTTATTTTCATAGCACGATAATAAGTATTATCGGATGCACCGATAGCAGTTTGCTGTCCACTAAGTTTAGCAAAAGGATTAGCAACCAAACCATATCTAGTTTTAAAACCGATTTTTGGTTGGAAAGTGTTTTCTCCCATTGCACGAACCATCTGTAGTGGAACATATGGACAGTAGAAAAGACCAGCATCATAAGGACTAGTTCCTCTATATCCAACAGTCATATAATTAACTCCTGCAGCGATATATGGATCAATATAAACTTTATACTTACCATTTAATAAACCTGCAAAAGTACTACCAGTGTCGTCAACTTGTAGACTGTTCTGAAGAGCGGGATTATAATCCAAAACTCCAGCCATCTGAAGAGCGGAAGCAACATCGGAAGAACAAAGAATTACATTTCCTCGCCCTCGTCGAGTGTCTTTAGCAATTGCATTAGCTTCTCGTTCAATTTGGAACAAAAGCCCCTTAAATTTTTCAACAGACCATCGGCCACTAGAGTCGATATCTAAATCGAAAATACCAGAATTAGTAGTATCAATTCCGCCAATAGTAGCAGATAAATTGATTTTTCTTACCATTTCACGGTTGATTTCAGCCATGATTTCAGTAGAAAGGATATTAGCCAATTCGGATTCAGCGTCAAGATTATGAATAGCTTTTAAATCTTGAGCTAATTCCATTGTGTACTCAGCTTTAAGTGCTCTGGATTTTGCAACCACAGATACTTTCTCGATGGATAGTGCCATTTCATTGAAATCAGCGCCAGTTCCGTCACCAAGTTTTTCAGCAACATCTGTTCCCATTCCGCTACCAACACCATAAGCGCCTCCGAAAACTACGTTGGCTGGATCGTTCGGTGGGTTTACAACATTACCTTCTCCGGAAGCGTCACCTGAGAAGTTGGTTAAAGCTTCATTATGAAGAGCTTCAACTCCACCCTGTTGAGTGTAATTTGACCTCATTGCAAAAATAAGACCAGAAGGACCGCTCATAGGTTGAACGCCCATAAGATCAAATGCAATCAAATTTGGCATACTTCGACGAATCATCGAAATAAGAACTGGGTCAAAACCTGCTCTAGGCGCTGCAGCACCGCCTTGGAAACCGCCGTCCCCAACAGTACTTTGAGCTTCAGTAAGAGAACCATATCCACCATTTTTAGCTTCTTCCATGTCACGATCCTGATTCTCTAAAAGGATTGCTGTGACTTTCTTTTTGTAAGGATCCTTGATTTCTGCGAACTCTGGGTGTTCGAGAATTGGTTCCCACTTTTTCAACAAATCTTCGTAACTCATTTTAATTTTCTCCTTTTCTGTATAGATTTTCAGAATCTAACATCTTAGTTACACTAGGTTCATCACAAATATATTTATACGTATATTT